CAACGGGAGCGACCGGCGCAACGGGAGCGGCTGCCGGTGTGCCATTTGGCACGTCCGGGGCGGGGGGTGTGCCACTTGGCAGGAACGGGACGATCGGCGCGACAGGAGCGACCGGCGCAACGGGAGCGACCGGCGCAACGGGAGCGGCTGCCGGTGTGCCATTTGGCACGTCCGGGGCGGGGGGTGTGCCACTTGGCAGGAACGGGACGATCGGCGGCGCAGGCGCGGGAGGCGCTGGCGGTTGCGCCGGGGAGTTGGTTGCCGCTTGGGGGCTGCGCAGGGTTTCCGCGAGAAGCTGACCCGCCGTCTGGGGCGCACCCATGGCAACACCGCCGAGGGTTTCGGCCATGACTTCGCCGGGGCTGATCGTGCCGTCCACTGAAAACTGCGCCAGACCTTCGCCTGCGCCTTCGCCTACACCTTCAACGGTCGCGCCTGCGGCCACCGCGCCTGCACGCGCCGCGCGCGACCCGCCGACGGCGGACTGGACCATGCGGCCTGCGATGCCTGCCGAGAGGGCGTCAATCGCAAAGATCACGCCGCCGCGCTGCGCGCCGTCGGCATACGCTTGCCGCAACGGGCCTGCGTTCGCCGTCATGAAGGCTTCGACCGCCGCCGGGTCGGACGTGTCCACCCCGGCTTCGCCCAATGCGGACGTGATTTCCTGCGACGCATAGCTGGCCGTTTCGGTCGCGCCGCCTGCGACGCCTGAGAAAAGGCCCGCACCAAGGGGTCCAGCAAGAAACTGGCCTACCACGGTCGCGCCGAGGGCAGGGATTTGTGACGGGCCGCTGCGTGCCACGACGGTCCGGGTCACGCCGCCGGGGTCTTGCATTAGGGCGGAAAACCCTTCCCCGAAAGTCTCTGCCTCGAACATCGCCTGCGCGGAGGGGTTCAGGGGGATGCTTTGGGTTTCCGCGTCGCGGCCCATCATCCGGGGGATGCGGGTTCCGACGATCCGGGACGTGAGTTCGTCCGCGCGCTCTTGCCCGCGTGCGTCACGCGAAGCGGCTTCCGGGCTGTCTTGGAAGTTCTCCCAGAACGCGCGCTGCGTCAGCTGGTCGTCCAAGATCGGCTGGAGCATTGCGGCTTCGGCGGGGGACGTCGCGTTCTGCATGGCGGCTTCGGTCTCTGCGATGGCTTGGTTCAGCGCAGGAAGAACACGTTGGGCTTCTTCCCCAGAACCCGAGTTCACGTTCGCCCGGACTTGGTCGAACCCAAGGCCAGCCGCGTCCCCGGCGTTCAACGCCTGCAATACCCCGGCGCGGAGGTCTCCCCAGAGGGTCGAATTGTCTTGCACAGGTGCGACGGGTGCGCGCGGCGGGGCCACCGCGTTGCCGCTCATGTCGTGCAGCATTTCAAGGTTCGCGCTCATGGGGACGCCGGGGGCTTGCCGGGCGGGCGCGGGAGCGGCTTGGGGGGCCGTCCACTGTGCGCCGTCCCAGACTTGGCCTGCGGCGTCGCCGTCGAGAAGAACCGCCCCGGGGGGCAGTTGGGTGACGCCTTGGGGCGCAGGGACGGGGGACGCCCATTGCGTGCCGTCCCAGACTTGGCCTGCGGCCTCCCCGTCCAGAAGAACCGCGCCGGGGGGAAGTTGGGAAAACACTTGGGTCATGGGATGATCCGTTGTTGGTTCACAGGACGCGCTGCGGACGTAATTTCGTTTGGAGGGCTGCTTCTGCCATCTGCATTTCAGAGAGAATACCGCCGAGGCCGGTGGCTTCGTTGTTGAACATAGCGGCCCGGTCTGCGTTCGACGGGCCTTGGGGTGCGACCGGCGCGGACGCATAGGCGTCTTGGGGCGCGGGCCGTCCGCCGCCGGTCATAGCCGCGATCAAGGCGTCGCGCTCCAAGTCCACGTCCGCGTCCGCGCCGAGGGCCATGTCGCCGCCGAGCGCGCCAGTGAGCGCGTCCGAGAAAGACGGAGCGCCGCCGTTTGGTGGGCGCTGCACACGTCCGCCGCTGGCGTCCATGGGTTCGATGTGCCAGTTCTCCCAATCCATCGGGAAGTGCAGGCCGTAGTTCCCGGCGTTCGCGTGGAACCACTCGCGCGAAGCGTCATTCTGCCATGACATGTCCACGGCGAGACCGTGGCCGTGGTTCGATTGTCCGGGAGGGGCCACCCACCGGCGGGCCGCTGCTTCCGAGCCGTAGCGCGCAATGGCAGACTGAAAGAGTTGGGCCTGAATTTCGGGCGACCGATAGGCGGACGTGATAAGCGCCCCGCCTTGAAGTTCGGCAGGCATGTCTTGCAGCATCGCGGCAATCGCGCCGCGAAACTCCGGGTTAAGCCCGGTCAGGGCGTCCGGACGGGTGCCGCCGCCGGAAAGAAAGCGCCCCCAAAAGTCGTCATTCGCGTCCAAGGCTCAACCGCCCCCGGGAGCGGCGACCCACGACGTCCCGTCAAAGACCACGACGGTGCCGTCGGCCAGTTGGGCGCGCGTGCCGGGTGGGGTCTGCGGCGCGGCGGGTGCAGCGGTGGGCGCGGCGACGGGCGCAGGCCCGCCGCGCGCTGGCGCGACGGGGACCGTCAACCGACCATTGCGTCCGCCGGGGATCATCCCGTTGGTGTCTACGCCGTCGTAGACTTCTTCGGTGGCGAGACCGCCGAGGATTTCCGCAATGGCTGCCGAGGCGTTGCCGTTGTTCCGGGCGAAGGCTTCTTCCAGCTGCGGGCGGACCGACTGCCAGCCCATAGGGTCGAGTTCCGTCCCCGCTGGCATTTGCCCCGTGAGAACGTCCATGAACCGCGCGAAAAGCTGGTTGCCTTCGTTGATAGCGACCGGGGCAGGACTTTCACGTTCGGTCAAAAGCCGCTCCATTGTGGCGGCGTTGTCGGCGTCATTGTTCGCGCCGGACTGAATGTTGTCGTCTTCGTTCATCCGGTAAGCGTTGAAGTTGGTGCTGGTATTGTTCAGGCCCGACTGGATATTGTTGGCGGCATTGTTCGCGCCGGACTGGATATTGTCCGCGTCGTTCATGCCCGCTGCATTGGCCAAGGCGTTCCCCGCGCCCGTGGGCGTGTCCCCAAAACCGTTGACGACGCCCGTGCCGAGAAGAATGTTCGAGAAGTCATTGGGCGAGGCAAAGTTCGGGTTCACGAACGTGGCGCTGCCCGTCATGTTCTGCGGGTCAAGACCCGCTTGCGCCGCCGCTGCCGCAAGGGCCGCGCGACCCTCTTGCGTGGACATGTCCAGCCCGGTCAGCGCCGCCGCGAACGCCTCCAGCCCCGACATGCGGCCTTGGATTTGGGACGCTTCGGTGTTGCGAAGGCCAGCGGTCGCGTCGAAGCTGCGTCCTTGTGCAGCTTCGGAAAGCGCCTGCGCGTCGATCAGTCCGCCGCGCCGACGGTTCAGGTCCGCCTCAATCATGGCGGACGGGTCCGGGTTAAGCGCACGGGACAGGGCTGCGAAGCCTGCCGCGATCTGTGGGTTTTCAATGCTGCCAGCCATGTTACTGCCTTACCGGACGGGACGCGGCACGGGCCGCATGGGAGAGGTTACGCCTGTGCCGAACAGACCGCCGAGTCTGCCGCCCTTGCCGAAGGCTCCGCCGCCCGCAAGGGAGAGACCGCCGGAGAGCAAGTCTAGGAAAGTGCTGTCAGGCGCGCGGACCGTCGCCGCCGGGATTTGCTGTTCTTGCTCCGCCACTCCGAGAGAGCCGCGACGCAGGCCCCCGAGGGTGGACATGAAGTCACCCGCCCCGGCAAAAGTCTCCGCACGTCCACGTCCGGCATTGCCGAAACCGGAGAGCGCCGCCAACGCTTTGATGCGCTCACGGCTGCTGGCGGCTTCGGTTGCTGCCCGGCGGTTCACGTCCTCTTGCACCGCGCTTGAGGCTTTCGCCTGTCCGGGGAGCATACCTTCGGGGGCCAGCGCGCGGGGGCGCGCGTCAAGCATGTTGGTGAACTCCGCCGCCGCGCCCTCTTGGGCCGTGTCGAAGTTCTCACGGGACATGGTGTCCATGGTGCTGGAGAAACTGCCCTCTGCTTCCGTCTGGAAGTCAGCTTGCCGGGCGCGCTCTGTTTCCCGGGCGTTCTGCGACATTTGGAACGCCTTCGTGTTCTGGGCGTTCACGGCGTTGACGTGTTGGGACTGTTGCCGGGCTTGAAGTCCGCCGACCCCCATCGAAGCTACCGCCATGGAAATTGGATCACACATTTATCAAGCCCTCGAACCAATGACGCGCGTGTTGCTGCGCGGGGCGGAGCCGGTGGGGCTGCCTCCAAAGTAAGCGTCCAGAACTTGGCTGCGCTGCCGTTGCTCCACAAAGTTCCCGACCCCGGTGGCTGCGCCTTGGAAGACTGCGGGGAGTGGGTTGAAGCGGGGTTGCTGCTCAAACAGGACGCGCGATCGGGACGTGGCTTCGTTGGCCGAGCGTTGCGCGTCCCCGGTGGCGTTCAGGAGCGACGTCAGGCTGGACTTCTCATTCGCCACACGTCCGCGAAGGTCGCCGGTCTGGCCCTCTGCGTCGTTCAGGAGCGAGGCCAGATTGTCCGTGTAAGCGGACGTGAGGTCCGCGCGCTTCTGTCCGGCCATAGACGAGTTCAACGTCCCGGCCCGAGTGAGGGCGAACGTCAGTTCGTCCTGCGCGTCCCCGAACTGGTCGTCCAGTTGGGGCTGCTGATAGTCCATGATGTTGTCGCGGAAGCCGTTAAAGAAGTCGTCCCCGAAACCCTCAAAGGTCCGGTCAATGTCCGCCGTCCCGGTGCGGATGCGTCCCGCGCGCGCTTCTTCGTCCTGCCGCGCGCGGGCGCTGTCCGCAAGCATCTGGTTCTGGATTGTGTTGTCTACTTTGGGGCTGCCGCACATGAAGGGGAACGTCCGTCAAGGGAGGGCTGCTTGATCAGGGGCGCGGCCTGATCTGACTTCTGGTCGTTGCAGCTTTTGCAGTTTCTCGCGTCCACACATATAAGACAAAGGTTTCGCCGTTTCTGCCGTATTTGTCCAGAACATTTTCCGGCTTTGCGCCCACGGCTTCCAGCCACCGCCGCGCGTCGGTGTGGGTTGCCAGCGCGGCGGCGTCCGCGCGGTGCGCCCCTGCCCGAAGCAGAGCCGGGATCATGAACCGGCGGACGTGCCGCGTCAGCGTCAGCGCGACCTTGGGCCAGTCGTCCGTCCCGAAAGCCCACATGGACCAGACGCCGGGCCAGCGGGGCATGGCCCCAATGGCGGCGACCGGGACGCCGTCCAGATAAACGCCCCACTGGAAAGACCCGGTCTGTGCGATGCTGGAGGCAAACGCTTCTGGATCGTCCCCGAAACGGGTGGCAAAAAGTTCTTCTTTGTCGCGGGGCCGGAGGTTCCGAGTGATGTGGGTCAGGTCCGCCACGGACGGCTGGACCCGAAGTTCGACGCGCGGACGTGGAGTTTTCAAGAAGCGTCTCCGTCTTCAAAGTGAATGGCCATGTTGGCAATCCCTGCGGGGCCGGTGCCGATGGACGTCAGGCGCAAGGCCAAGTGGGTGGACATGAACTCGACCGGGATGCGGGCCTGCGTCCACGTCGGCTTCGTGATCCGGGCAATTTCAATCCACTTGGGTTCCGGAGAGAGCGGGTCCGGGTTTACTTCCACGATCCACTCGCCTTGGACAGTCGCGTCGATGCCGCGCCAGTCTTTGGTCGTGGCCGGGCGTCCGGCGTCCAGAAACGGCGTCTCGACCACGACGGACGTGGCGTCGAACAGTTCGACGGACGTGCCGAAAGGGACGTTCGGATCGAACGGGTTTCCGGCGTCGGCGGGGGGCAGGCCGTAGAGAAGGATTTCCTCCCCCACGCGCAAGACCACGCGGCTGTGGGCTGTCGTGATGTAGTCCACCGAAGACCCGACTTCCAAGAGCGACCACGCCGAGATATTGGAGTTCGGGAACGTGGACAGTGCAAACACTTCACCGCCCCACACAAGCCAGAACCGGCCTGTCAGCGGGTCCACCACGGCAGCAATCCGTTCCGCCAGCGCGGGCGTCAGCAACTCCCGGCGCGTCCGGATCAGGGCGTCCACCGGGGAGCCTATGTCGTTGACTGCCGCCGCCGTGGAGACGTCGCGCGCGCGTAGGGACCGGATGCCTGTGTCGGACAGGAACAAGACGTCGCCATTCCCGTAGCGGGCGACCGCGTGGGGGGCGACAAGCCCGACGTTCCCGAGGACTTGGAGAAGCTGGTTCTGGTTGGGGTCCGCGTCCATGGCCCAAACTTGAATGTTCGTCCGGGCGAACAGTGCAAGGCTGCCGTAGTATTGCTCCGCGCCCACCAATGCCGTCCCGGCGCTGTCTTCCGCCGTGACGTCGATAATCCCGTGACCCGCCCCAGACGTCCAGAGGGTCGCGTTTTTGATTGCCGAGAAACGGACGTTCGGGCCGTCAATGGCGTAGAGTTTCTGTTTGTGCGCCGCGACGTAGTTCCCGGACACGGTGTCGGTGACTTGCACGCCGTCGTAGAAGTGCCGTGTCGAAAAAACGCCGTTGCCGTCCACAAACCGGGCCACGACATAGATGCCGCCGGTAAAAGTCTGCGCGTCCATCACCCGGTCCAGTATGAGGCTGCCGATCGTAGGGACTAGCTGCTGGTAGGACACGAAAGAGGGGAGCGGCGTCACGTTGACCGGGTCGGCCAAGCCAAAAACGAAAAGCTGGCCGTTCAGAAACGCCAGCCCGGACGTGAGATTTGGGGGGAGTGCGCCGACCAGAGAAAAAGTCTGCCGCTTCTCGATTTCCCCGCCTGCCGTGATGAAGCCGTTCCGCAACATGCGGAGCGATCCGGGGGGTGCAGACACGGGGGATTTCCGGAGGTCGATCCCGGCGGAGAAGTCGTCCAGAATAACGTAGGGCATGGCTTATTCTCCGGGGAGGCGGAAACGTCGTCCCGTGCCGCGCGCCTGTGCAACGCCGGGGACCATGGACAGGGTGCGGTTGTCCGACGACTGCATGGTGGCCTTGAGGTTCGAGTAGCGGTCTGCGGCAAGCTGGAGTTTCAGCCCTGCGTCTTCGGCTTTCTGCGCCGCGAGGATTTCAGCGGCAGCCATGAGAACGATCAGCGGCCCGTCGATCAGAGACGCATGGGTCTCCACGTCCGTCAGCGGCGGCAGACGTCGCTTGCCGACGAACCGCAAGCTGGTGGGCCGGGCCGGGATCGGCCAGACTTCAAACATGCGAAACTCGGGGTCTTCTTCCGCCGGGGAAAGGTAAGGTCGCCAGCGGACCACGTCCGGGGCGGTTTCGTTGGCGTCGCTGTCGATGTGGTTCAGCTGTTCTTCGTCAATGCCGTAACCGATAACCCGCCACGTCTCCGGGGTGGCCGTCGCCCGGGCGAAGACTTTCGACAAGGAATTGTGCGAGAGGTTTGCCGGGATGCTGGCGAAACGCTGGCCCGCGTCCAACAGAACAGAACCGTTTTCCCGCAACAGGGGCCAGTCCCAATCGTCGTAAAGCGTTTCCTGCGTCCGGGCGAGAAGTGAGACGTGGCGTCCGAGCAAGTGGGTTCCGTGCGCCGCGTCCGCGCTCAACCGGGCTTCGTGCCGGAGAAGGGTAAGCATTTCAGCAAGGGTCATGCGGCGCACGGGATCAGCCTCTTATTCGGACGGCAGTTGGTCGAGCGCCGGGAGAGCGGCGGTTTCGACCACGGGGGCAGGGGCGTCGGACTTGGCGGCTTCGGCCTTGGTGGCCTTCTTGCTGGCCCGGGGGGCGCGGGTCATGGCCGCGACACGGGCAACTTCGCCAGCGGTGACTTCGTCCAAGGTCGGGAAGCTGTCGTCAAAGACCGGGAGAGGGAAGGTGTTGCCCATGGGTGGGAACACGGCGCGGACAACTTTGTCCCCATAGAGGCCCGCCAGCCGCGAAAATTCATCTTCGGCAGAGCGTTCGTCCGTCTCACCGATGGAGACCAGATCATAGACGTGTTCCGGACCCCCGTGGATGGCTTGAAGGATGGCCACTTCCGGGAGGGTCACGGGATCATCTGTGCCGCGATAGGCGGTGTTGTCCCGTGCGGCCCCGAGGTTGATGATGCAAGACAGGAGTTGGAATTTGGACTTGGACAAGGGGTTCTCCTTGGTAAGGGAAGGGCTTTGCGCGTCCGCTCCCTGTGGGGGAGCGGACGCTGTCAGTGTGCCAATCAGGCGACGTCGTAGACGCCTGCGGAGTTCAGCTGGTGCGCGACCAGTTGGCCGGTGGACGTAACCGAGCGGTAAAGCACGAACTTGTCCACGGGGCGGGCCGGGTTGTGGGTCCGCCGCCAATCGCCCTGCATCTTCATGATGTAGATGTGGCGGCCGTCGAAGATGTAGGCGCGCTTGGTGAACCCCAGATCGTCCAGCGTCGGGTCGTAGTGGACCTTTACGCCGTCGAACAGGATGCCACCCATTGCGCCGTCTTGCGACCCACGGAAGCCAGTCTGCGTGTAGGAACCCGCAGCACGGATTTCCGCTTCATAGGCCGCGATCCAGTCCGATCCTGCAAAGATCATGTCCGGACGCCCGCCATACCGACGCAGCTGGCGGAACTCGCTTTGCAGCGTGGCGATCAGGGTGCCGGACGCGATCACGCCGCCGCCATGCGCCGCGAGGGCCGGGGTGGCCGCGACTTTGATACCGAAGGCCGCAGTCCGCGCACGGTTCCGCATGAAGGCGTTTGCAGCCAACGCGCGGTTTCTGCCGCCGACGGTGCCGATGGACGGGTCAGCCACGATGAAGTGGCGGATGCCGTGCAGCGCCTTCGCGTCGCCGGTGCCGTCGCCCCAGAGCAAGCCGTTCAGCGAACGGGCATACCGCTCCCCGAAGTCTTCGGTCTTGTCGTTCCACATGTTGATCAGAACCGTCTTGTCACGTCCGGCGTTGTCGGACGTAGCACCCATTTCGTTCGTCACGACGATGCCGTCGCGCTTGAGTTCCGAGTGGGTCACGGTCAAGCCGATGTGATGCTCACGCCAGAGGTAGGACAGGCGTTCGCCGTTCGACGGGTTGTAAAACTCGACGGTGTCGTCGTAGTCGAAGCCCTTGAGGCTGTCATTCACGCCGCCTGCGCCGTAGGCCCCTTTGATGGCCACGGAGATTGCGTCCTTGCCGCCGGGGAACATCTTGGCTTTGGCGCTGTCCAGCGCGGCAACCATCGGACGCTCTTGCAGCGTTTGCGGGAAAGCGGTGCCACGGTTCAGGTAGAAGTCCAACGCCGAGTTGGCGATGTAGTCAATTTGCGCTTGGGTAATGGGCATGGTCTTGGCCTTTTATGGTCGGGGTCAGCCTGCGAATTTCAGGCCCGCCGTGATCACGTCTTCCAAAGACTGTGGCGCGGGGTTGACCCCAGATTGCGTGGAGGCCGCAGACGCAGAAGGCGAAGGACGTGTCGCTGGACGTGCGGCAGGCCGGAGAAGCGTGGAGGCTTCCCGATATGCGTCGTCGGCATAACGGGTGGCCTCTTGCGGGGTCTTCGGCAGGCCACGTTCAGCCACAAGGGCTTGCGTGATCCGGGTCATAACAGCCTGTTTCTGGACAAATTCCGGGTCCGACGCTACCTTCGCCACGGTCCAGTCCCGTATGGCTGCACTGATGCCGCCTTGGGTTGTGGCCTGCGCCCGAGAGCGCGTGTCCGCTTCCTGTCCCTGTGCAATACGATCCGCGCGCGCCGTGGCCATTTCCGCCTGACGGCGGCTCATGGCGACTTGGTTTGCGGCCTGTTCCGTCATTTCCCCGTTGTCCACTTGCGGTTGCAAGTCGGAGGGGACCGACAATCCCAGAGCCTCACGCGCGACCACCACAAAGGGTTCGATCGTGGCGAGAAACTGCTTCAATCGGGCAGGGTCGCCGGACTTCAAGTCCGCGCCTGCTTGGAACAGGGTGGCCACTTCCGCGTCGTCCAGATCATTTCGCGTCATGAACGAACGAACAGCTTGGTAGCCGTCCGCCATTGGCTTGAGGGTTGTGGCCTCACGTCGGGCGGTATTGCGTTGCGAAAGAAGCTGCTTGACCCGTTTCTGTGCGCCGGGGCGCAGGGCAGCAAGTTCTTCTTCGGACGGGTCTTCTCCGGCGTCAGTGACGTCGGCGTCCGCAGGATCGACCGGGGTTTTGGTTGGGTCGGTGTTGGTTTTTGCTTCGTCGTCCGCGCCGGGGGCAGGCGTGTCTTCCGTGGCGTCCTCTTGTGCGACGGCGGCTGGCGCTGTCGGAAGGGCGGTCCCGTCGAAGGCTAAAGCGATTGCTTCTTCCATCGACTGCGGTTGACTGGTTTGGGCGGACGTGGTGTCGCTGGCCGATGGCGACGCAAGCGCGGCAGGGGTATCGTTCGGGGTTTCCGACGGACCGGACGTCGCGTCCGGGGTGACTGGCGGGGTCACGTTGGTGTCGGTCTGAACGCCGGGGACTTTTTCAGTCATGTTTTGGCATGCCCGTGGTTGTTGCTTTGTCTGGAACCTACCGCGCTACAAAACACCCACAACAGAAAAACCCCGGACGCCGGACGTAAAGTCCAGAAAGGCTGACGCCCGCGTCAGAACACGGGCGTCAGTTGTCTAAGCTGTCAGATACCGCCTGCGCCGGGGGTCGGCGCAGGCATGCTTTCCTGCGGCGGACGTGGAGCCGCGTTCACTTGCGGGGGCCGCGTCGAAGGCGCGTTGTTGCCGCCTTGCCCGCCTTGGGCGCGGGGGTCAGACTGCGGGCCAGCGGGGCCTGCGCCGCCGGGCATGCCGCCGCCGGGGCCGTTCATCTGCTGGATGGACGGCGCTCCGGGCAGGAAGGCGTCGTGCAAGTCCAGCCGATCGTCCATCCGCCGGAGAAGTTCCCTTGCCAGAAACTCCGGGTTGATCTTCGGCAGCTGCATTAGCATCGGGAACGCCGTTTGCGCCGCTTGGAGTTCGGCGGCACGGTTCGGACGTCCGGTCGAAGCTGCTTCCACGTCCAGAAAGATTTCCCGAGACACTTCGCTGGCCGAAAGCGTGGGCCAGACCGCGCCGGGGCCGACAAGTTCCTTGACCTTTTCCGGGGACGCTTCGGCCAGGAGGATTTGGCCAGCCGCGCGCGCGATTTCCGTCAGAAATTCGTCAAGGTCGTCCACGGTGCTGGAGACGTCCGAGTTGCGGGAACCCTCTGCGATGGCCGCTTCGGTCGCCGTGGAGCCAGACGTGCCGCCGAGGTTGGCTTCGTTCTGCCCGAGGGTGCGCAGATAATCCTCAAAGACCGGGGACGTGTCATAAAGGTTCGGGTCCACTCCGGGGTGCGGCAGCGGATCAAGAACTTCACTGATTTTCATGCCTTGGTCGAGTGCCTGCAACTCTATGACTTCAAAGGGCTGGCGGTTCTGCAACTTTTCCTTGTCGAGTTCCGTCAGGACGCCCTTGCGCGCGACCATCTGTGGACGCGACGCCCGGCGGTGTTCGCGCAAGCCCTGCCGGGCCACGTTCAGGTCGAGTTGCATGTCGCGCATGAGCCGGACGTCCGAGAACGGGAAGATCGTGTTGTCGTCGCAAACTTCGTTCACGGCAAAGACGAACCACGGGTAGAACCCATCCAGCGCCACGTCCGGCGCGCCCGGTTCCACCAGATAGTCGGGGTATCCGTCACACACGACATAGACCAGTCCGTCTTCCTTGGAGTAGATTTCCCAAACGCAATGGAACGTGTGGTCTTCGTGCGTGTTCGCGCCGCTGTCGGTCGGTCGAAACTCCAAGTGGTTGCCGCGTGTGTAGGCCCGAGGCGTGACTTGTTCGCCGTGGCTGTTCACCGAAGCGCCGACGTCTTTCTGGTAAACGCGCTTGATCTGGTCCGTCGTCAGGTAAAATTCTTCCGCGACCCAATCGCAGCCGACAAAACCGCGCAACTGGCGGCAGCCGGTGGACGGGATCAACGCCGTGCTGTCCGGGTAGCTGATCGTCAGACCTTCCCGCACGATGATCTGGTCGGTGGCTTGGGCCTCCGCAAGTTCCTGCACCATGATCTGGAGCGTGTCTGCGTCCGGGTGATCTTCCAAGATTTCGCCGTCGGCGCGGTCCGCCGCGATTTGCTCCACACGGGCAATCCGAGCGGCCAAGTCCGCGACGTGGAGTTCGACTTCCGGGGGCAGTTCCATGACGCGGAGATAGCCAAGTTTGGCGTAGCCCACGCCGGTCGTCAGTGCGCGACGGACTACCGCCTTCATCTGGACCTTGAAGTTCAACGGCTGTTCCGAGATTTCATGCTCAAACAAAAGTTCGAGCGTCTTGGCGACCCGGTCGAGTTGGACGTTCTGCGCCCGGACCGAGGCTTCGTCCGCGACGATCGCCTGCGCCCCTTGGACCATCTGCATAAGTTCAATGGGCGGGGCCATGCCCATGGCGCTGGCGTCTTGAACCATCTGCATCATGGCATTGGCTTGTTCCAGCGCAACCTGCGTTCCGTCCCATACCGTATTCAGCAAGCGGGCCTTGCGACGGGCCACGATCCGGGGGTTCTTACCGTAAAGAGAAGCCGTCCGTTGGCGAATGTGCCGCAGGGTGATGTTGGCGACGTAGCGCATTTCGACCGGGTCCACCACCGAAGGGCTGTGGTTGGGCCATTGCTTGCCTGCCGCGAAGCGCATGTCTTCCACCATTCGGAGGAAAGCGTTCGCCGTCCAATACTCGCGGGCGCGGCGTGCGCGGTCCTGCCAGCGCGTGACGGCTTGTTCCCGCGCCGGGGCCGGGCGTGGAGGCTCCCGGGACATGACCGGCTCTTGCGCGGCGAAGGCGTCGGTCTCGGGGGGATAGTTGCCGTTCTGGTCGGGCATTGGTTTTCTCCTTACCACGTCCCCACGTCGGCATCACGGCGGTTTGCCGCCTTGCCTGCGCGAAGATCATGGAACATGCGGCGAAACGTGCCGGGCTGGCCTGTTTCAGTGTTGGCGGGGGCGGGGGACGCGGACACGAGTTGGGTCAGACCCATCCCGATATAAGCCAAGGCGTCCACAAAATCGTCGTGCGCGCCGTGGGGGAACTTCAAGATTTCGTCTTTCGCTTCGGGCCACCACGTCGCAAAGCTAGGGAAGTGAACGCGGCCCATGGCCATGCGGCCTTGGATCGACTGCGCGCGGGTCTGCTTGTCCGCGACCGGGGTGACTTCGTTGATGGCGACATAGACGCCTTCTTCGTGCATCCGTTGGCGCAGGAAGGGGCCGATCGCACGGGAAATATGCCCGCGCTCCGCCCACCAGAACAACGGCTGGCGTTCACGCATGATCTGGAGCATGGCTTCCACCACGACGTCCGCAGACGCTTGCCGCCAGAACAGGTCCGGCATGACGTAAATGTCGCCGTCCTCTGCCAGCCCCACGGTCAGAAGCACCGTCTTGTCCCGGCCTTGGCGGGTCGAAACGGCATGGTCCGAGGCAGTATAGAACCGCATGTTCTTCGGCATTTCGTCTTGCTTGTAGGTTTTCAGCCAGTCCAGATGGAAGAACGTCCCGGTCGCGGCGGTCGGGCGACCTTGGTAGAGCGCCTGAAAACCACGCGGGTCGCGGCGGCGCTGATCCTCAAGAAACTTCGCGCTGAACCGTTCGGGCCAAAGCGGTTCGCCCACCTTGCGGTGCAGCGGGTCCGGGTCGAGAGCGATGGCCGGGAGGTCCACCACGTCCCACTGTTTGGCTTCGTCCGGGTTGTAGAACGGATTTCGAGGATCGGTCAGACGTCCGACCAGATCATCTTCGTGCCAGCGCGTCTGGATCAGCAAAATCCAAGCGTCGTCCTCCATCAGACGGGTGGCCATGACTTGGGTGAACCACTCCCAAAGCTGATCGCGGATCAGGGCGCTGTCGGCTTCGCGCCGGTCCTTGATCGGGTCGTCAATCACAAGGCCGTGGCCACCGCGTCCAGTGATCGACCCGCCACGCCCGACGAACGAAAGCTGCCCCCCTTGGACAGTCTCCAGACGTTGGGCGGACGTGGACCCGTCCCTTAGCACATGCTCCGGGAACGCCAGCTGGTGTTCGTGCGACTGTATGATGCTTCGCACCGCGCGCCCGACGTCGCCGGAATAGACTTCGTTGTAAGTCCCGAAGATCAGGGACTTTTCCGGGAAAAGCCCGGAGACGTATGGGATAAACCGCTTGGACGCCAGTTCGGTTTTGCCGTGGCGCGGAGGCGCGTTCAAGATCAGGCGTTTGGGGTCGCCGGGGCCACCGCGCGCCAAGGCTTCGAGTTTGCGTCCGATGTGTTCGTGGTGGCGACCTGTGTGGTAGCGCGTCCGGGGGTTGCTGGCCGGGTCTTTTGCGTCCGGCATGGTAAACCGGGTGTAGTCCATCAAGGACGCGGACGCGGCGGACGCGGCAAGAAGGCGCTCCAGCATGTCGCGGCGGTGTGTGTCTCGGGCCAAAATCACGGACGCACACCCGACGGGTTGGTGTTGTTGTTGCGCAGGACCGCCACGTCCGCTTGCAGCTGCGTCAGGACGCGGGTGAGTTCGATCTGACGGGCCACGTCTGCGTCCCGGACGACGCCGTTGGCGACGACGAGTTCTGTGATAACCACTTCGAGCCGGTCAATCCGTTGCGTGTTGGCGCTCACGGTGGTGACTTGCGTAACCCATCCAGCGACGACGACGCAGAAGATGGACGTGAACGTGAGAATGTGGCCGAGGTTGATTGACATGTCGAGACGAACGGGAGGCATGGTCAAAACCCTCCGGCGCGAAGCGCGTCATAAGCCGCCGTGCAAGCGCCAGTGACAGCGTTACGTCGAGCGATGGCGCGGTCGAGACGAGCAAGGACCGCAAATGCATCATCGCCCGGGCGCGCCACGTCCGCCGAGCGGGGCGTGGCTTCGCCGCACCGGGGGTCTTGTTCGGGGAGAACCAGTGACGGCGCGCTGGCGTCAACGCGCAGGGGTGTCCCAGAGGCTCCGCAGGCGGTCAAGGTCAGCAGGAGTAAGAGCGCAAGACCGCCCTTCGAAAAAACGGTCCAATTCATGGCGGGCGAGTTCCTGTTCAAAGACGTTTTGCGCGGCGGCGAAGCGCGTCTCTATTTCGGCCAAGGCGTCGCGGCGGTCGGTTTCAAGTTCTCGGATTTGGAGCCGCAGACGGGTTTCCCGTTCCCGAAGCGACGTGTTGATTTCGTGTGTGACTTCCACGCGGGTCTGGGCTTCCACGTTGCGGACGATCAAGACGTGGGCCACGCCTGCCGAGCCGAGGGCGAGAACCGCCCCGAGCAAGAACGCAGGGACGACGCGCGCAAAGCTGGCGAGTTTTGCGAAAAGCCTGATCATTTGCGGCGCACCAACGTCCAGACCGCGAGGCCGACGAGCAAGGCCGCGAACGCGAACCGGACAAAGTCCCCGGACGTGAAGTCCGCCGAGCGGGCGTTCAGGAGTTCAACCACTTGGGGCAGGACAGGTTCGACCGTGGCGACCGCCGCCGTGGTCGAGGCTGCCGCTTTCACGACGGCGTTCTGCGTGTCGTGCTGCGCTTCGGTAACTTCGGTGGTGCGAGGGGACGCCGCAGACACTCCCCCGTTGGTGGCGGGGTGGGTGGCCCACGGCAGCTGCCAGTGCGGGCCGTCTTTGAAGCTGCGCCAGTCGCCACCCCATTCAATGGCCACGCCTTCGGCAAGGGCAGCCGCTTTCACGATCGGGGCGAGTTGGTGATAGAGGGGCCAATGATACATGTCCTTGGCGTCCACGTCCCCGTCGCCGTCCGCGTCAAAGTATGGGGCGAAGTCTACGGCGTGGCCGGTCAGGTGGCGGCTGTTCATGGTCTGGGACGCGCCGCGCGCAACCAGATCGTGCTGCCGGGCCACGGTGCGGATGCCTTCGGTCACGCGGAAGCGGAACGGCGAGGTCCGGGCTGCCCGCAGAACCACACGGCGCAAGTCCGGGTGGATCGTGGACAGGATCAGGAGGTCGCGTTCGGTGAGTTGGAAGGACATATTTTTCACTTTGTCGGGTTTGGGTGTTGTCTGTCACCCAAATACCGCAAAGCGCGCGGCTTTGACAAGTGAATTTGCCGGGTCTTAGGTTTGGTCCGGGGAAACGCGAAGGTCCGGGTTGGCCCGGACGCGGGCGTTCTGGATACTGACTTGGTCTTGGGACCGACCGAGTTCGACATCCCACCAAGCCCGGCAATGGCCTTCCTCCCCGGTCAGCGCGGAGAAGAACCAGTCTATTCTTCGCTCCAGCGAGACCATGCCGTCCCGGTGCGCCCGTGCCGACAGGGAAATATCGGCGTCCCCTTTGAAAAACAGGACGTTCAGAAGGCGCGAAAAACAGGAAAGGGCTTCCCTTGCGCGGGAGTGGGGTCGCTTCATGTCAGGGAAACCCCGAAGAAGACGTCCATTTCTTCTGGAGACACACCCATCGCCGCCATGAGCATGGGGATCAGCCGGTCAGTCCGGCCAATGTTCTCTTGCTTGCGGATCGCCATGCGGAGGGAGAGGCGTTCAGTGGCCGGGATAAGACCCGCCGCGATGGCCCCGTCCACCACGTCCGTAGCAAACTGCGGGACGGCTGCCCCCGCGTCCCATTCTTCGGCCTCTTGTTCGGTGATCCAGCCCTTTGCAGCGGCCCCTATAGCGAAGGCCGCACGGGTCATGGTTGTGGCTGCACGGGCGCTTTCAATGTCTGCATAGCGCGGGACGGGGGGTGGGGCCTTGAAGGCGCTGCCTTCGTAAAGCCAGCCGGGGCCTTCGTTTGTGACTGTTGGCCAGTCTTCTGCCCAGCCCGGTACGTTGTCAGGATCGACTTCGATCACATTTGCGATAACGCCGTTCTGAATGTCTGCTTTTTTCATCGGTTGGTCCTCTTAAATTGAAACGCGAACTTCGCCGCGCCCGCCCGCCGAACTGCGCCCACCGCCACCGCCGGGGATGGCCCCTGCCTCGCCGCCTTTTCCTCCGTCGCCTCCGAAAAGACTCTTTCCACCCGTCATCGGGTAAGTAGTCGCGCTGGGGTGCATACTCGCGCCGCCGCCGCCGCCATAAATAGCGGCGCCGCCATTATGATCGCCGTAACCGCCACCGCCTCCGCCCCATGGTGTTTTTGTGGGTGAGGGTGTTGGGAGTGAATAAAAAGTTGATACACCATTGCCGCCGCCGATTAAGCCGCCTGTGGGCGAACTCCCTGCCCCTATTTCGCCGCCCCCTCCCCCAGACCGCACTCCAACGTAGGAGCTTGGATGTGTAGAAGCGCCACCACCACCAAAAGCGGTCATCAGTGTTCCAAAGGTTGAGTGTCCGCCCACGGCGGCAGCCGCGCCCGTGGCCCCGCCTGCCCCCACGGTTACGGTCTCGGTTGCGCCTAGATCGCCTGCGCGGAAAGTGTAAGTGGCGTATGCCGCACCACCACCCCCCGCACCGACAGTTCCAGTCATACCGCCACCGCCGCCGCCCCACATTTCAACAGTAACGGGCGTGTCGTCTGATAAGCCTGCGGGCTTTGTCCAAGTGCCAGATGTCGTGAAAATTTGTGAGTCTCGGACTGCGCGCGGCGCGTTTGCGGGGGTCAGGAGTTTGTCGTTCAAGAGGCCAGCTGCGGCTTCCGCCGGGGTCGCCACGAAGGTGGCGAGTTGCGCGAAAGTGGTCGGGCCTGTGGGGCCTGTCGCGCCTTGGGGTCCAGCTGCGCCCGGCGCGCCGGTGTTGCCGGTGTTGCCGGTTGGGCCTTCGGGGCCTTGGGGGCCAGCTGCGCCGGTCGCGCCCGTGGCCCCCTGCCAAGCCCCCAAGGACGTATAGGACGCCGGGTCGTTCGTGGTTCCCGTGATCTGGTAGACGTCGCCGTCGTCCGAGAAGAACAGGTTGTTGACGTGGTTGCCCGACGCTGCATAGGCCCCCGGCGTGACGCCGTAGGCCACGCCACGTCCGTCGCCACCGGGTGCGCCTACGCCGCCTTGCGGTCCGGTCGCGCCAACGCCGCCTTGCGTTCCCGTCGCGCCTGTCGCGCCTTGCGGACCGAGGGGGCCTTGGATGCCTTGAGAACCTTGCGCGCCTGCGGGGCCTTGTATGCCGTCGGGGCCGCGTCCGAAGTTCACGCCAAGGGACCAGTCGGCCAAGGTGTTGGAGAGTTTCCAGAAGATAACCCCGGTCTGTGTGTTCACAAACGAGAAGCCCATGGGTTCTGCGTCGTAAGCCGCGCGGTCGGACGTGATGCCCGCCGCGTCCGGAGTGAACGACTGCCCGGTGGGGCCTTCGGGGCCTTGGGGGCCTTGCGGGCCAGTGGGGCCTGCGCCTCCCGCGCCGCCCGCCACGCCTTGGGGTCCGAGGGGGCCAGTGGGTCCGCCGGGGCCTTGCGCACCTGTGGGTCCGAGAGGGCCTTGTTCCCCGGGCAAGCCGGTCGGGCCTTGGTTGCCCGCCGCGCCTTGGAGGCTAGTCAGGTCGATCGCGGCAGGTTTGATGCGTCCGTCGTCAGCGATTGCCTGCCGGACGAAGTCGATCGTCCGGGAGACCGCGAGGTTCGTCTTGTCCAGTTCCGCGTCCACGCTGCCGCCGGGGAGGGGCGCGTTCGGTTGCGTCTGGGAGTGCTGCGCAAAAGACTTGGCGCGTTGCGGTTTCTGGGGGACGGGTTCGGCCACGGGCAAGCCCCTGTTGTTGGGTGCGGGTTTGTCCTATTTGTATGGTTCTCAAGTCCGGCAGACAAGACAAAGTTCCCTATCCGGAAACCCCGTTCTGTCGTCTGACAAGGCTGTCACAAAGGTCCGGAGTGCCAAATTTTATGGGGGTGGGGGATAATACAAATCACGGGCCGCGCCGGGGCAGGCCGGGGGGTCGGGTCCGGGGTCCGGGGACGTGGTGCGCGGACGTGCGGACGCTGACCGCCGGACGTGGACGCGGTGGCCAGCTGGCGGGCCAGCTGCCGGGCCATCCCGTCAGGGTTTCACAGTCCAGCGTGGCCATCAGCGGGCCGGGATCGGGTCAGGTTCGGGCTGCATCCCCTGTGCAAGGGAATGTCGCGGCCTTGTTTCATTGGAGATTGTGCCTGCGGTGCGCTGCGATTGCTGCGCAGGGGTCAATCCTCTGCCGCTAGAGCCGCCTCAATCTCTGCCCGCGTCATGCCCCGCACGTCACGCCGGGTTGACGGGTCCGCCACCCGGTCGCGGCCAAGTAACTGGACCATTTCAGCCAACGTCCGGGCCGCTTGAGCCTTCGCCGCGGCCGGGGCGGCGGCGTCCAGCATGATCAGGCGCAGGGTGCGCCGGACTAGGTCCGCGTCCGATAGTTCCATTAAAGCAATGCCTTGCGCGTCCGGGTCCGGGTTCATGCTGGCCGGGTCTGGCATGTTACAATGGCCACCGTCTGACAAATCACCGTGCGGGAATTTTGGGGCGGTCTGTTTGGCGGACGTGGCGCGCCGCGTCCGGGGTTTCGCGGGGGAAATCGTCCGGGGGTTTGTGGGCATGGCTGGCGGTTCCTTTGGGCGGACGTGGCGCGCCGGGGGATGATCCGCAGGCATGCAAACGCCGCGCCCATGATCAGGGCGCGGCGCAGGGTTGTCCAGTCTGGGGGGCTTTAGCGGCCTAGCAGCAGGGTTTCCAGCAGATCGGGCAGGCGGGTCATATCGCTCCCGATGGACAGGGCGCGCTTCTCACCGAACAGGCCGACAACGGCGGGCGTATCCAATCCGATGCCGTAATGCTCCACGCCCATGCGTGCCTGCATCCTCATTTCCGCGTGCAGGTGGTGATAGGCGTCGCACGTCTCACCGTCACAAAGCCAGATGCAAACGCGCCGCGACACTCGCCGGGATGCCAGCAGCGCGCCCGCATATTGCATCTCCGACAGCATAGGGGTGCCGCCCCATGATCCGGTCGCGCCGTAGGTCTTGATCACGTCCCCGTCGCGCGTGCGGTCTCCAAAACGCTTGAGCGGTGCCACTGATCCGCTTTCAGACGGGAAACGGGTTGCGGCGTTCTCCACCCCGGCACGGTCAAGCGCAGGCAGTAGGGCGTCCAGCATCGCAAGGACAACCTGCCACCGACTGCCTTGCCGCGTGCCGACAGCGGCCCCGGTTCCCATGCTGCCGGATCCATCCAGCATCAGCAGCACGGCACAGCGCAGGCCGGGCGTGATCGTGCGCCGGGTGAAGACGTCCGGCGCGCCGATAGACGCCCGGGTGGTCGCGCGGCGGTCAAGCCGCCCCGCCTGCAAGCGCCGGGCTTGGGTAATACTTTCCTCCGACCGCAGACCGCGCCGCAGGGCGTCCGCTAGGCGGCGGTGCGGAATTTCATCGCGCAGGCGTTGGGTCCGCTCCCTATATTCATCCTCAATCTGTCCATCCGCCGGGGTGGTGGACAGGAGAAAGCCGCGCGCCGCGTCCGGGGTCAGGGCTTTGGCTGGCGTGCAGCTAAAACCCATCAGATCAGTGTTTTCCGCGCCCGCTGGCATTGCGGCCTCTGCCATGGCGGCGCGCCGTTCGTCTGCCGTGGCCATGTCGCCAAGGTCCACCGCGTCCGCGCCGCCTTCGCCTGCCGTGCCACCGCCGGACGTTCCCTCGCCTTCGCCTTCGCCTTCCGCGCCGCCTGCGTCGCCTGCGTCGCCTGCGTCGCCTGCGTCGCCTGCGTCGCCTTCGCCTTTCGCGCCGCCTGCATCGCCTTCGCCGTCTTGGTCTTGGCCTTCGCCTTCGCCTTCGCCGTCTTGGCCTTCGCCTGCATCGCCTTCGCCTGCATCGCCTTCGCCTTCGCCTTCGCCGTCTTGGCCTTCGCCTGCATCGCCTTCGCCTGCATCGCCTTCGCCTGCATCGCCTTCGCCTGCATCGCCTTCGCCGTCTTGGCCTTCGCCGTCTTGGCCTTCATCCTGTGGCTTGGGTTCGGGTTCGGGTTCGGCCTTGGGTGCAGGTTTCGCCGCGTCCGCTGCCTCCAACGCCTCCAACGCCTCCAACAGATGCAAAACTAGGATCAGCCGCGCAGACCGGGCCGGGCCTGCCTGCCTCTGCGTCTGGGTCTGGGCGTTGCGTTGCAATTCATCTAGCACAGTGTCCGTCAACGTCCGGACGCGGGGGTCGATCAGCGCGGCCACCTTGGGGTGGTGCGCCGCCATGCCGGGGGCTTCTTGTTGGCCGTGGCGGTTCAGGCTGGCCATGGCGTAAACGACAGATTGTTCCACTAGGCCACGCCGCTGGACCTGATCAAACCCGGACGCCGGAAACAGTTGATCGTTCAGATACCCAAGGGCGTCGGACGCTCCGGCCAAGAACTTGCCCGGCGTCGTGGCGTAGGTCTCAATGTAGAAATCCTCAAAAGACTGTGCGAAGCGGTGCAAGACTTGGGCGCGCTGCGAACGGGCATGATATCCCATGTTCGGCACTTGGCCGGACGGGCAAGACAGGACAGCGTGGCGCAAAAGTGCTTCCGATTGGTCCACGTTGGACAGTAGGACGTGCAGCGTCTCATGGATCACAAGACCCAACAGGTGGCGGGCGTAGTCCGCACTCACCAGTGTGTCGGGCGCGATAGTCGGCAGGCCGATGGTGAAATATGACAGAAACGGGTCGTTGGCCGTGCGCCGTTGCAAGAGGTGGTAAACACTGGCGGTGTGTCCGCCTTCCATGTTCACCCGGATTGCGTTCTCCGCCAAGGGCATGCCCTCGGCGGCGGCGATAGCGCGGATGGTCTGGGCGGTGGCCTCTACGAATGTTTTGTAAGGCAGTCTGCCGCTGAAAGCGTAAATGCTTTGTGCGGTCATGGTATCAAGGGCCATGGGGTTTTCCTTCATCACGTCCGGCGCGGGATTGCGCCACCCCCTTCCTACGGTTTCTCTGACGGGGTTGTCAAGCGACTGGCCACGCAAACAAGACAAAACCCCGGACGCGGGGTCCGGGGTTCTGGGTTCTGGGGTCTGGGGTCTGGGGTCTGGGGCGTTACCAGCCTGCCCGATATGCAAGGGCCACGATCGCCACGCCTGCCGCCCACATGGCCACCGCGTGCAATACGTCCGGGGCCAAGGTCGCCACCGCGTCCGCCAGCATCATTTGGACGCCTGCAAGGCTTTGGTGGTCCCGTCTGCCAGCCAAAGTTGGCGCAGGGGTTCCCGGTCGTCAAAGGGCGCGCCTTCCAAAACCGCAAACTGGAAAGCCGCCGTTGGGTGAACGCCTGCGACAAGGGCTTGCGCCACCGCCATGAGACGTCGCAGACCTACGCCATGCGATACCTTGCCCGCGTCCGCGTCCGCACGGGTCAGGGCTGCAAACTTGGACAGGGCCAGCGCCTTGGCCTCCGGAACCCCGGTGCGGTTCACCAAAACGCGGGCCTCCACATCGGGCGCGAGATATTTGAAGGGCAGGAAAACCGCGAAACGGTCAAGAAATCCCCGGTTCAAACGCCGGGTCGCTTCATATTGGCCAGTTTCGTCTCCGGTGCCGTTGGTGTTATCGGCCAAGATGAATAGGACGTCAGGCGCGACCGCCACCCGTTCCCCGGTCTCTGCGATGTAAAGCGCGCGCTCCCCATCCAAAACCGCCTGAAACACCAGCAGCGCGCCGGGGCGTGCCACCGATGGTTCGTCTACCAGTATGACCGCGCCGGGGCGGCGGATTGCGGCGGTCAACTGCCCATCTTGCCATTTGACGCCTTTGGCCGCGTCCGGGACGGTCATGCCTACCAGCGTTGCGGCCTCTGTCTGATCATCGCAAGAAATCCGGACAAAAGCGCGGCCCCATCGCGCGGCCACCTGTTTGGCAAATTCTGTTTTCCCGGTGCCTGCGGGTCCGGTCAAAAAGATATTGCCGCCACCGCCTAGCAGCGCCAGCCCGACGCCACCGACAGCGGGCCAGATGTAGTGTGGATCAACGCGGGGGGCGGTCTGATCATCATACGCTTCCAAAGCCATGAAGGACGCGGTGGCCACGTTGGCAGGGAAATCCAACCCGGCTTTCTTGGCCGTGCGGCGTCCTTTGGGGTGTGGCGTCTGGACGCCTGCGCCGATGCCTGCGCCGGGGGTGGTCGTGATGTAAACCGGGGCGGGGGGTGTCAGGGCGCGCCGGGCAAGATCGGTGATTGCGCTCTTAAAACCGTCAAAATCGCCATGCCCTAGAAATCCGGTAACGCCTTTCACGGCGTCGTCGATTTTTCCGTCCAGCGGGTCCACGTCCTCTGCCTCTGGGGCGTCCTCTGCCTCTGGGGCGTCGTCTGCCTCTGGGGCGTCGTCTGCCTCTGGGGCGTCGTCTGCCTCTGCATCGACCGTGGCGTAGGCGTCCGCTGCGGCATGTAGCAGTCGGGCATGCGCCACCTGCGCAGGTGCCGTTCCCGTCAGGCCGGGGGTGGTCGGTGCAGGAAGTGCTTGGCTGTTGATCAAGACCGCCGCGAGGCCAGCGCCGCCAAGGTGCAGTCCGTGCGCTTGGACGTCCAGCGCAACAAGCGCGTTTGCGCCTGTGTAAGATTGGCTGACCTGCGCCAGTATCAGAACTTCGTCCGGCGTCGGGATATCTAGTGAAAGCAACGCTGCCGCTTGGACTAGGTCCGCGTTGGTCATGTTCGACACTGTGGTCTGCGTTGGTGCGTTCGGGTGCCTGCGCACGCGGCTGCGCAGGATTGAGCGGGCGTCATTTGACAGAGTGTTAGCCATGGCGGTTTTCCTTTGGGTTGGGTTGCGGCGTCCGGAAACGTCCGGGCCTTGGCCAAGGTTTACGGGACATCTGACGTGTGTGTCAACAGACAAAACGACAAAAGACGCAAACCGGGCCGGGGCGGAGTTTCGCTGGCGGGGGGTCTGGAGACGCGGGACGGGTCCGGGGTGCCTTCCCCCCTATGCTGGACGTGAGACGCCCGCCCTGCCCCCTGCCAGCGACGCCACGGACGCGGCGGCGCGGGGGGCGACCCGGAGAGGGCGATACAACCCGCCGAAACAACCCGCCGACCAAACCCGCCGAGGACAAACACCAACACGCTGGATCAGGCGCGGCGGTTTCGCTATCCTGCAAAACCAACACAACCCGCCAGAACAGGGAAGCCGGAACCATGCCTAGCAAACCGCCACGCACTTTCGCGGATCAGATCGCAGAACTCCAATCAGGCCGCTATCAGGACATTGGGGCCAAGCCTGTGAAGACGCCGCGCAAACTCATAACCCGTCCCGCATGGGCGGCACGCAAACGGATCGTGGGTGGACGCGCCACGGAGGAAGTCAGATTGGCCACGCTTGAGAGGGTCCGGGGCGATACGCTGATCCACAAGCAGCGCAAGTGCGCCAAGCCGGGCGGATGCAAACAACCCGCCGTGAGAGATTGCGACTTCTGCGTCCACCACGGCGGACGCAGCTTGGTGCTTGCCCGTCGTATGAGCGACCCGTCGTGGCGTCCCGGAAAATACGCGGCCATGCGTGTCGTGCTGTCCCGCGCCGTCTCGGAAGGCACGTTGCCCCCGGAGCTGTCCCAAAACCCGACCTTCCGGGAAATCCTGCAACTGGCTTGCTTCCAGAACTCTGCGCCGAAAGGGATGCCGGACCAACGCGGCCACCCGGAGCGGACCGCGTTCTTCTCCCGGCGGAAACAAGCGCGGATCGCGCTCAACGAATTGCTTGTCGGATGGGCGGCAATCCAAGACGGGGACTTCGGACCTTGGACGCGCGCGCTACAGAACGCCCGGAACATGGGGCTGATCCACTTCTAGCAGGTTCTACCCGGTTATAGCGGGGCCGCCGGGCAGCCGCCGAGAGGGTCAAAAGCTGTCCCGCAGCGAAACCCTGCAAAATCAAACACTTGACCAAAACTAAGGTCTGTCCCGCAGCTGTCCCGCAAGAATTTTCGCTCTGCTGGACAGATAAGCCGCTGATAACAAATCAGAAAACCCGTTCTGTCCCGTGTCCCGCTATAGCATTGTCTAATATCTTATTTAATACTCAAATCTTACTCATTACTCTATACCCACATATACATAAGGGTCTAGATTTTGGTGGCCGACGGGACAAAACGACCTTATCCGGCTGATAACAAACGAAATAAGTTGTCCCGCAGCGACCAAAACCCTGCGGGACAAGGCCCTAGTGCTGGCCATTACCACTTTTTTGCGGGACAAACTTCTGACAATGGTTGTCAAACCCTCCGGACGTGGCTCCGGACGTGCCCCGGACGTGGCCCGGACGTGGCCCGGACGTGGCGCTCCGCCGTCGGTTTTGTAGGTTTTGAACTCCACTCCCGAACCTCGAAACACGAAAAAACCCGCCGGAAATCCCCCGGCGGGTTCTCTGACCTCGCGTTTCTGGCCCGATCAGGGGTCAGGTGGACCCGTCTCGGGGGTCAGGTGGACCCGTCACCGATCCCCAAGTTTCCGACGGCGGCGTCAATAATAGCCTGCGCCTCGGCCAAGGCCCGGTTCACTTGATCGCCACTCCCAAGCGCCTCGGCGGCAAGCCGTTCCTTGTCGCCCATAGCCGGACCGAACCAGACCATGTGGCGCTCTTTCCCGGCGCGGCCACGCTTCCCCGGCTTGCACCCCGCATAGTCGATCCCGCTCCGGCAGGACCGGGTGCTGGACCTGACCGCCACGTTCTTCGGCGCGCGGTTCTGCACCAAAGCCTCCACTTCGGTCAGTGTGAAATAAAGCCGGTTTGCCATGAGGCCCCCGGCCTCGAACTGATCAGCGACCCAACCCGCGACCTCGGACATGTTCTCGCGCAGCATTTGGCGCTTGCTGTCCCCAAAATTCGGCGCGGGTGCGAACGGATTGAAGTGCGTTATGTCCCGGGACGCCAGAAATTCATGGATGCGCTCCAACTCGGGCAAGTCCTTCAAGGCGGCTCCGATGCGCTGGTAGAACGCAGGCGGGGCCGGGACCGCAGGGGAGATATAAGGGACGAACCGGCGGTCGTCCGGCTCCATACCGGCCAAGGCGTCCCAATTATTCGTGGACGCCACGAAGTTTGCCGTCGGCTCGAAAGAGTAGGGCTTCATAAACTTCTCGTTCAGCCGGACGCGACCCGCCGTCGCCCCGGTCCAGTCCTTTATGAGGTTGTAGGTCTGCGCTCCGATCGTCAGGCGCAACTCGCTCAAGACCACCACCTGCGCCCGCAAGAACTCATTGAACTGTCCCTCAAGGGCCAACCGCCCCGCCCGCAGGACGTTCTGGCTGCCCAGAATTGTGAACAGCGGCTCGAAGATCACGTCCTTGCCGATGCCCTGCCCCCCAACCAACGTCAGGATGCAGGACGTCCGCGCTCCCGGATGCTGGACAAAAAACGCATAGACGTCCAACCAGAACTCCCGGGCGTCCTTGTCCGGCAGGACGTGGTCCACCACCTCGAACCACGCCAGCGGCAGACCAACCCGCCGCCCGATCGACCCCGGTTTCCACAGGTTCACATGCGGCCTGAACTCGTCGTCGCTGGCGGCACGCGCCAACACCACCGCCGCCCGGACGCCGGGCTTGTAGGTCAGGCCGACCGCATGACGCAACCGCCCGTCGTTCATGAAGACGTTGGCCGCACGCTTCAACCCGGTCTGGCCCACAGGAAACACCGCCAAGACGGCCTCGGCCCGGTCGAATTGGTCGTGGGTCAAGAGCGACCGCGTCACGGTGTCGAAGAAAGCGTTTTGCTCGCCCACATAGACATACCGCTCCGACAGTTGCAGCATGGCCCCCACGGACGCTTCTTCTCGCACCACGGCGTTGCCCGCCACGGTCAAGGCCAGCTTCTCCGCGTCGCGGGTGACAGCGTCGGCGTCGGCACCATCGAACGTGACGCCATGAAACTCGAACCCGGCCCGTGCCATGAACTCGGACGCCGTGGACGGCTCCCCCGGCGCAAGCGACCCGATCGCGCGTCGCGCGTCCTGTTGTTCGTCGTAGGTGGCTTCCATCATGGCCCGGAAGTCCACCGATCGCAGCCCTTGGCAGGACGCATGGTGGCATTGTGCCAGTCCGTTACCCAAGAACGCGAAGCCGGTGTCAGCGTTCGCGCTGTGCATGCCGATGTTCGGACACAAGGCGTCCACCACTCCGCTCCGCGTCCCCGTCGGGTTCATGCCAACCGCCATGGCCAGCTGAATAAGAGGCTCCGGATTGTTCAGGTCAGCGACCCGCTGCAAGTTTCCTGCGGCTCCAGTCCCGGCCCGCAACTCGGCGGACGTGAGGCCCCCCAAAGGCATGTCGGCGTCCCGCCAATCAGCGCGGCCCAACAGCGAAACCCCAATGTCGTTCAAGTCCACTTTCTCGCCACGCCGCCAAGCCGTCAGCCGGACCTCCGGCGACATGCCCACCGCGTTCCGATATTTGGGCTTTGAATTCCAGCCGCCGGGCATGCGGATATATCGCGTGGCGTCCATGACGTCGTCGGTGAGGCCCATCTGCGGCAGCCACGCCCGGATCAGGGCCATGTCCAAGACCCGCTCCGGGGTCCGCCCGTCCCCTGACAAAGACCAACCCCACGTCTCGTTTCCGGGGGACGTCTCGATCTGGAACGTCGGCAGCGGCATGCCCAACGCAAACAGGGCGTCCCACTTCGCCCGGTCCACCTTGGTCCCGATATCGTCCACGATCAAGATGCCCTGCGAAGCGATGTTTCCCAACGTCCGGCGGTCTGCCCCCGGCACCATCTGGCCGATGCAGAAATACAGGTCCAAGTTTTTCGGGGTGTCGAACCGTCGGGTCAGGTGCGACAGTCCCGCGCGACCGTGCCAAGAGGGAGAGCCTTCAATGTCCGCAAAACCCGTGGTCCAAACGTCGGGGGTGCTGTTCGCAGAAAACACGTCTTCCAGAAAAGCGCGCATGCCGTCCCAAGTGTCGATGGATCGGGGCAGGGTTCCGGGTTTCGCGGGCGTGCCGACGAAAGGGGTTTGGTCCATGAGGAAGTCCTTGTTTTGTAGGGTTTTTCTATTGAAGTGTGCGTGGCCGGCAAGTATTGCGGCCCCACAAAATAACCAAAACAGACACAGGGCGCAGAAGAAACCCGCGCCCTGTTTGTTTGTCAAGGCCCGGCGCGGCGTCCTGCCCCTGCGGCGCGGCGCAGATAGTCTGGCGAAAACATGGCGTAGTGGCGCTCGACCACCGCGACCGTGTCGCCCATGAAGGCGGCGACCTCACCCAGAGGCACGCCCGACATGACCCGCAACGTGGCCCACGTCCGGCGCAGATCGTGAATGTGCAACCAGTCGAAGCCCAACTCCGCCCGGAACGCCGTGAACGCGAACCGCAAAGACCCGTCGTGGCCCAAGACCAACCCATCAAGAGGCTGGCCCGCCTCGGCCCACACCTGTTCAAGCACTTCGCAAAGTTCTTCGGACATGGGCAACATGACCCGCCGTTTTTTGGTGACGGTCATTTTTGGGTCGCGCAGATCGACCATCTTTCTGACAAAGTCCACCCGGTCCCACGTCAGGCCAAGCACCGCGCTCATGCGCCCCGCAGTTTCCAACGCCAGACAGACGAACAACCCCACCCGGCGCACGCTGTCCGACAGTGACTTGTCCAAGGCGCGGTCCCGCGCAGCCGTCCAGAACAACGCCTCTTGGTCGCGGTCAAGGTAGCCTTGGCGCGCCGCGCCGTCCGGCGGCAGATCGAAGTGCGGCAGAGACCCCACCGGAATGATCCGCGTCCGCTCGGCCCACTTCAAGGCCGCGCGCAGCGCACCCAACTCCCGCCGGACGGTTCCCGTCGCTATCCCCAACCCCGTGCGCTTGCGCCTATAAAAGACGACATGCTCTGGCGACAGGTCCGCCACGAAAATCCCGCCAAGACCTTTGAGCGGGGCTTGCAAACTGTTCGCCTGCGACTTGCCCTGCCCGTTCAGCCCGATCTTGTCGTCCAGATACTTGGCAATCACGTCTCCCACTGACAGGCTCACCGCCGCCCGGCCCAAGGTGTTCATGGCGTGCAGCCAATTCAGCCGCGCGGTCTCCGCGACATGGCGATCTTTTGTGCGGCACGAATAAGATCGGGTGCGGGCGCGGCTCCCCGTCCCGGCGTCCCGCTCCGTCCATCTGACTTCCCAATTCCCCGAACGGTTCTGTTCAAGTCTGGTTTCATGCAAGTCCATGTTTTCGCTCCATCAATAAACGCCAGAAGGTCCGGCTTGGTGATCTTGACTGGTCGCCCCGGCAGATACTTGAGAAACCCCGCCGCGCGCCAACGCGCCACGGTCCGGGGCGTAGTCCGCAGCAAGTCCGCGACCTCGGCCTGTGTCAGGACGTCCGGACAGTCTTTGAACATTTCGGGGGGCGAACTGCCCCACCCGTTACGGTGCAGTCCCATGTTTGTGGCTTTGTTCGGACAGGAGAACCATCACTTGCGCGGCAGCCGCCATGGACACGACCATGTCCACTTGCAGCCGGGCGATATTCGGCTGGCCCTCAAGCGCCGTCAGCCGGTAGACCGGAGACGTGTCCGCGTGCGCCCGCTCGGCCACAAGGTCCGGGGCCAGCTGGTCAACAGCCAACCCAAGCACGCGCGCCAGTGCCTCAAGGTTCTCGCGGGTCGGGGCCGATTTGCCCTTCTCGTATGCGGACACGCGGTCCCGGCTTTTGGCCACGGTGTAACCCCGCGCGTCTTCGACCGTCCCCCAGACGCTCCGTGCCAAGTCGCTTTGTGACAGGCCCATCGCCCGGCGGGCTTGGTAAAGTCTCGAAGGAAAAGTTCCGGTAAGATCAACTGGTTTTGCGCCCGGTCCCCACGGGGCGTTTCTGTTTTCGGCAGCCATGATGTTATTCCTTTCAATAACTAACACTCCACATGTTGGTTCATTTGACTGTTCTGTCAAGTCCTACACAACCGACGCAGCTTATAGGTCTGGCAGGAAAACTTCCCTATCCGACTAGATATTGCGGTTGCCAGACCTATAAGCTGCGTCATATTGTCGGTTTCGTCAGATAGTTATTTCAACACAATGCGCGACAAAAGGCGACGAACCGACACAATCAACTGAAAAGAGGCAGCACAATGGCCCAGAACCCCGAAGCTACAGGCCCGCAACAAGTCCACTGGCGCGACAAGGCCATCATCGCCGCCGCCGGAAGCAATCCCGAAGCCATCCGCGCCTTGCTGGACCGGAACAGCCATCCCGCGCCCTCGGACGCCGCCCTCTATCAGTGGAAGTCTCGCGGCGCGATCCCGAACCATTGGCGTCCGGCGCTGATCCACGCCCTCCTGGTCGAAAAGCGCGTCTCGGTCGATCAACTGTTCTGCCGCGCTCCGTTGCGCGCGCACGTCCCCGCCGCATGACCGCGTCCGGCAGCTTCACCATTTTGGGGGTGGACCCCGGGCTGTCGGGCGCGCTGGCCTTGCTCCAAGTCAACCCCAACGGGGTCTTGCGCCTGCTGTCGGTGGCCGACATGCCACTGGTCGCGGTCAAGAAGTCCACCAAGACCCAAAACGAAATCAACCTGCCCCTGCTGTCCGTGCTGGTCGCGCCGCCCATGGCCGAACTCCCGGCGCGTGCCGTGATCGAACTTGTCCACGCCATGCCGGGACAGGGTGTCGTGTCGATGTTTCGTTTCGGGCAGGCCCTTGGCGCGGTCAGTGGCGTGTGCGCCGCCCTCGGGATACCCACCACGTTCATGCCCCCACGGGAGTGGCAGCGCGCGGTGCGCCACACCGGACGTGCGGACAAGAGTGCATCGCGTCTTTTGGCCTCGGAACTGTATCCAGAAAAAGCCCATCTTTTCAGTAGGGTAAAGGACGACGGGCGCGCAGAGGCCGTTTTAATTGCGACCGCAGCGGCAAAACTCATTTTTCACGCTTGACCGGAATAGTCGTTGTGTGGTTTGTCTGGGTTGTCAGAAGGCACAACCCTCAAAACCGAAGGAAACCCGGTGAGTGATTTTGAATTTAACGAACTCGGCCCCAACACCAAAGTGACCACGTCCGCCATTCTTGGCCGGGCATTTGCACAGCTGGAAGGGCTGGACGACTTGCTTGTGCATCTGCGCAAAGGTCTGCCGACCCCCATGACGAACGCGCTGGACGCGCACCGTCGTGCGGACAAACAAGCCGCCAAAACCCACGAAAGAGAAGAACAAATCTTGGGCCGGGGCTACCTGAACATTCTTACGGCCACCCTCCAAGCCTATTCGGCGGAATACAAATCTCTTGCGCTGGACTTGCTCCGCGACTTCGAGACGTTCGAGGCCAAAGCCGAGAAGACGCCCGACGGTGTCATGACCCGCATCGCCGCAGAGAACGCCGTCCGTGGCGTCTTGCAGGGTTTGACCGACGCGACGTTGTTTAACATGGCCATGGCCGCACGCATCCACATGCAGAGCGCATACACCTATGACGTGGAACTGCGCGTCCCGCGCGAAGGAAGCTGGCCGATGCCCCCCGAAATCACCGACTTGGTCGGGTTCATCTGCCACGTCTCTTTTGAAAACGTCACCCCCGGGCCTCGCGCAGAGCAGTTCTTGCCCCCGAAGGCAGCCAAAACCACGTCCGACGCCTTGGGCTTTCTGTCCCGGTTGCACTGACCCCCGAACCCCACGCCCGAACCTCCCCAACAAATAAGACAGGACACGAAATTGGACGTCGCTCTCCCATTCCAGCGTGAAGGTATTCACTTTCTCCAGACCCGCACCCGTGCGTTGTTGGCGGATGATGCTGGTTTGGGCAAGAGCATGCAGATGATCGGCGCGGCGGACGCGGCAGGGTGCGAACGCATCCTCGTCCTGCCCCCGACGATCGGGCGCGTTTCGTGGAAACTGCAATTCGGAGCGTGGGACAAGTCCGCACGTCCAGTCTGGGTTTTCCCGGGCGAGACGTGCGGACTGATACCTGACGGCCCGCTGGCCATGATCGTGACACTGGACTGGCTGTCTGATCGCCGCCGCACGAAAACCCTGTTGCGCGCCATGTCCACCGCGCAGCCCTTCGACGCCGCCTTCATAGACGAAGCCCACAACCTCAAGAACCCGAAGGCCAACCGCACCAAGGCGGTCTACGGTCCCAAGCTGGACCTTGTCGGTGGCGTGCTGGCGGACGTGGCGACCATCTACGCCGCGACGGCCACGTTCACGCCGCTGAACGCCGGGGAAATCTACTCGCACCTTCGTGCGCTTTTCCCGCAAATCCTGCTGGACCTGTTTCAAAACCAGATGCCAAGCCACCAGACTTTTGTGGAGCGGTTCTGCATGGTCGAAGCGACCTCCTATGGTGACGTGATCCGGGGCAACAACCCGGCGACCATTCCCGATCTGCGCCACGCGCTGGAGCCGGTCCTCATTCTCCGGACCAAGGAAGCCGTCCTGCCGCAACTCCCGACCCTGCGGACCTCGCGCTTGCCGCTGGACGTGGCCGACGCGGACATGCAGCGCCTCGCCCGCGAAACCGCTGACCTCTCGGACGACGATTTTCTGGCGGCAGTCGCGCTGGCCTATGGATCAGACACCGCCTATTCCACGCGCCGCCGCGCCATGGGCGTCCTGAAAGCCAAGGCCGCGCTGCCGTGGATCATCGACTATCTGGAGAACGACCCGACGCGCAAGCTGATCGTGTTCGCTCACCACCGGGAAGTGATCCAGACCCTTTGCACGGAACTTTCTCGCTACGAACCCGTCACGATCCACGGCGGCACCCGGGCAGACGACGACGCTTTTAGCGTGAAGTGTTTCCAGAACCGCGCCCAAACGCGCGTCTTCATCGGCCAGAACCGGGCAGCCAACACCGCCGTGACGCTCACGGCAGCGGACCACGTCCTGCTTCTGGAGCCGGACCCGTCCCCGTCGCAGAACTACCAAGCGTTGAGCCGGGCGCATCGCATCGGCCAAGCGTCCAGCGTCCACGGCCTGTTTGCATACGGCACAGGCAACCCGATCGAAGCCCGCATGGTCTCCATTATCCGCCGCCGGGCCACAGACAACCAAGAACTGTTCGGGGTCGAAACCCCCGGCGCTCACATTTAGGGAACTGACATGACGAAGCCCACTCCTACTGCCGCGTTCACCGCCCACACGCTGACCTTAGAGTTGGCCGCCCACAGCCTTGGTGACCTCTTGGACAGCCTCGCGGTCCTGCGGCAAAAACTCCCCGAAGGTTTCACCCTGTTGGTGAACAGCTACGTCCGGACGCCCGCCAAGGACGCGGCAGCTTATTCGGTCCAGTGCGACGTCTTGACGGGTGCGACCGGACCGCAAGGCCCGGCAGGCAACACTGGCCCTATGGGACTGCCGGGGACCAACGCCCGCCCCTATGACAACCGCGACCAACCCGCAACCGAACCCTATCTCGACCCTGAACCCGAAACCCCCGCCCCCAAACCCTATCTCGCGCCTGAACCCGCAGTCGTTTCCGGCTTGGTCAAGGAAATGACCCCGGACGAAGCCCGCGAAACCGCCATCCGCGAAATCCAAGCCCACTTCGCGCAGCATCCCACTTGCTTCGGAGAAATCCAAACCATGCAGAAGAAGTATGGTGTGAAGATGTTTGCCGACGTCCCGGACGGGAAGGCGCACGCCCTCTTGGCGGACGTCCGGCTTGTCGTCGGCGGCGTTGGATTGGACGCCTGATCCATGCCCCCAAGCACCCACTCCAGTTTTTCGGCTTCATCTTCCGCTAGGCTTCTGGCCTGCCCCGGATCGTATGAACTGGCCCGCCGGGCAGACGACGGCCAACGTAGGTCTTCTGTCTACTCGGCGGAGGGGACGTTGGCCCACGCCATGGCGGAGGCAAGTATTCAGACTGGACGTGACCCTTATACGTTCGTCGGGCAGACGCTCTCGGCGGACGGTTTCGCCTACGACGTGGACGACGAATTTGCAGAGGCGGTGGACACCTATGTGTCTTTCGTCTCGTCCCTGCGGGCGCTTGGCTACATCGTCGTTCTCGAACGTCGGGTAAACCCCCAAGTCCATTGGGCCGGGCTGACCCCGCAACAGATCGAACTGTTCGGCACCGCCGACTGTATCGCCTACCACCCCGGGTCCAGATCGCTACTGGTTGGAGACCTGAAATTCGGGCGCGGCGTCGCGGTCGAAGCCGGGGGCAATACGCAGTTGCGCTACTACGGCGCAGGCGCAGCCCACGAAGACGTCCTGCGTCCGCTCTGTAGGGAAGCAGGCGTCGCCTACAACGGCGTCCAGACCGTGGACTTGGTGATCATCCAGCCACGCGCCATCCACCGCGACGGCCCCGTCCGGCACGATCACACCACCATGGCCGAACTGCGGACGTGGGCGCGGACGGTCCTCTATGACGGCGTCGCGGCAGCCCTCGCGGACAACGGCGTGACCCTTTCGGCTGGTTCTCATTGTCGGTTTTGTCCTGCACTTGTGGCCTGCGAAAAACCCAAAGAGGTCGCTCTCGAAGTGGCGATAGCGGCCTTCGCCAACGCCACGCCAGAGAACGTGCCAATGGACCTACTCCCGGCGGAGCCTGCCAAGGGCGACCCGAACGTCCCCGAGGCACTGGCACTCTCGGACGACGAACTGGCGGCGCTTCTGGACAAGATCACGGTCATGGAAGCATGGGTCCGCGCCATCCAGCGCGAAGCACATGCCCGGGCGGACGCCGGACGTGCGATAACGGGCTGGAAGCTGGTCAACAAGCGCGCCCTGCGGGCATGGGGGGCCGACGACGACGCGGAGGTCATGGACGCCATGGCCCGCGCCGGGCTGAACGAAGACGAATACTCCAAACTCAAACCCTTCACGCCTGCACAAGTCGAGCGGCGCGTGGGGGCCAAAGTCTACGCCGCCGCCGTCGCGCCTCACGTCGTGAAGCGGTCCAGCGGCACCACACTGGCGTCCGAGGGAGACCCCCGGAACCGGATCGCGGCCACACGCAGCGCGCAAGAAGCCTTCGGGCTGGCGGCGCTTGGCGTCTCTAATCCTTGAAATCCACCACCGACAAGCAGGAGAATACCTTGTCTCAAAACGCACTGACCCCCATCGGGATACTCTACTTCCCCGCCCTGTTCACCGCCAAAGGCAACAGGCAGAACCCGGCCCAAGAGCATCGGTTCAGCACCGTTCTCTTGTTCGATGAACTGGCCACCCAGACGACGGCCTACAAGGACATGAAGCTGGCTGCCTTGGCCGCAGTCGCCGCCAAGTGGGGCGACGCCAAGGCGGCGGACGTGCCGTTCCTCAAGTCGTTGCGCATGCCCTTCCGCCCCGCTGACGAAAAGCAATATGGCGGTTTCGAGGACGGCAAAATCTTCATCAGCCCGTGGCGGTCCGGCAAGGACGGCGCGCCCGGCGTGGTCGATCTGCGCGGCACGGTTATCTCCGTCCCCTCGGACGTGTGGGGTGGCCAGCTGGCACGCGCCACGGTCCGGGCGTTCGCCTACGACAACAACGGGAACAAGGGCGTCAGCTTCATTCTGGAACACGTCCAACTCGTGAAGGCCGACATGCCTCGCCGCGACGGCCAGCAGTCCGCGTCCGAAGCGTTCGGGTCCGCCGGGGGTATCGACGCGGCGCAGGCCGCAGCCTTGGGCATCGGAGTCACGCCGACCACAAGCCACGACGACAGCGACGATCTGCCCTTCTAAGGGCTTCTGCACGGCGGACGCCGCTTGTCCGCCGTGTAGGTTTTGCAGGTTTTTACCCTACGAAAAAGGCGAACAGCATGCCCCGCACGTCCTCCAGCCGCACCGACGAACGCGCCAGCGCGGAGCGCCTTGCCAAAGCAATCCGCCTCCATTGGGCGGCACTCGGGCATGAGATTACGGCCACCGTGATCCAAGGGGCTTACAACGGCGACATAAAAGCAATGTCTTTCCTCATAAAAACAAACCTTATCAACGGCTTACCGCCTGCGTTGGCGCATGCCCCCGAGAACAAAGAGCAAGGAGCCTCGCATGGACACCCTACCCCCCTCTGACCTGATCGAAGGGACCAAGCTGGACACGGGCAAACCCCGCATGGACCTTCTCCCCCCGGAGTTTCTGTTCGCCACGGCGCAAGTCCTGACGTTCGGCGCGGCGAAATACGCCGACCGGAATTGGGAGAAGGGTATCAAGTTCGGGCGCGTCTTCGCGGCCCTCATGCGCCATCTATGGGCTTGGTGGGGCGGCGGTGTGCCGACGAACACGTCCTTCCTGTTCGGGGACTTGGACACCGAAACGTCCTACTCGCACCTGTGGCACGCCTCCTGTTGCCTTGCGTTTCTCGTGACCTACGAAGCCCGGGGCATGCGCGAGTTTGACGATCGGGCGGGCAAGCCATGACCGACACCCCCAAAGCCTACGTCCAGCCAAACTTGGTCTTGTCAGCCCACGTCCGGCGGCGCTTCAAACTGCGCGCCAACCTGCCGCCCCGCGCGGCGGAGCGCGCCTGCCGTCTGGCGCTGGAGAAAGGTCTTCATCTGCGGGAGTTGCCGTCGTTCATGCAGCGGAACCTTGCCGGAGCGTTCTTGCGCCACGGCCACAAGGCCCCGCTGGACGTGCAGTTTGTGAAGGTCTTCCGGGGTCTGGCGTTCATCTTCTCCATCAAACCCTCCGGGGACTTGTGGGCGATAACCGTCCTCCCCGGATATGAACTGCCGTCCGACAACGGGGTGATCTACAACGGGCCGGTCTACTCATGACCCCGGACGTTGGCGCGAAGCCGGACTGCTTGAGCCTCGATTTCGAGACCGCCAGCACCGTGGACCTGCGCCGGACGGGGGCTGCGGTTTACGCCCGGCACCCGTCCACCATGGTTCTCTGCATGGGTTATCGCTTCCCCGGACAGGCCACCAAAATCTGGCGGATCGGGCAGCCGTTCCCACAAGAGGTCTGGGACCACGTTGCGAAGCGCAGGCCCGTCCGCGCGTGGAACGCCGGGTTCGAGTTGGAAATCTGGAACCACACCTTGGAGCGCCAGCTGCGTCCCCACGCGACCCCTCACCAAAGGTTGCGTCCGTTCCCTGAACTGATGATCCAACAGACCTATGACACCATGGCCGAAGCGGCCTACTACGGCTTGCCGCTGTCACTGGACATGGCCGCGTCCGCTGCGCGCGTGAACGTGAAGAAAGACAAAGAGGGCCACGCCCTCATGTTGCGCATGTGCCGCCCCCGGAAGACCCACAAGGATGGGACGACGGAGTGGTGGCACGCGAACGATCCGGACAAGTTCGACCGGCTCTGTCTCTACTGCATCGGGGACGTGGACGCGGAGTGCGCCATAGGCGACGTCCTCCCGGTCGTCCCCCTCAAAGAGCGCCGCCTCTGGATCGAAGACAGGTTCATCAATGGCCGGGGCATCGGCGTCGATCTGAACTTGGTCGCCCGTCTGGGGGACTTGGCCATCGCCGCCGTGGGTCTCCTGAACACAGAAGTGAAAGCCCTGACCCGCGGCGCGGTCCCCACGGTCACGTCCACGGCAGCCCTCTTGGTGTTCGTCCAAAGCCAAGGCTACCCCGAAGACAACCTGCGGAAAGACACGATCGTGAACCGGCTTGAACATGCGGACTGCGTCGGCGTCGAGCGCGCCGTGTTGCTGGCCCGGCAGGCCGGGGCGCGCACGTCCGCCGCCAAGCTGAAAACCATGGTCAGCGCCGCGCTGCATGACCGCGCCGGGGGCCACGTCGCGTCCATCCAAGGCATGCTCCAGTATTATGGCGCGTTCCGGACAGGCCGTTGGGCCGGGCGGCTGGTCCAGTTGCAGAACCTTCCGCGCCCGGTCCTCAAGTCGAAGCAGGTTCAGGCTGCCGTGGATATCATTCTGAACTGGACCCACGACGCCAAGCTGCTGGCGGAGACGCTGGAACTTCTCTTTGGCGTCAGCGCCATGGAAGTCGTGGCGTCGCTCTTGCGGTCCTGCCTCTGCGCCCGGGCGGGCAAGACGCTGGTGGTCGCGGACAAGTCCCAGATCGAAGCCCGCGTCCTGCCGTGGCTGGCCGGGCAGGAAGACGTCTTGGAAGCGTTCCGGGTCGGGTCTGATGTGTATGTTCAGGCGGCGGCTGGCATCTTCCTGCGCACGTTCCCCGACGGGCATATCTACGACAAGGACGATATCCCCGACGACGAACGCCAGATCGGCAAGGTGGCCATCTTGGCTTTGGGTTTCGGTGGCGGCGTCGGCGCGTTCCAGACCATGGCTGCGGGCTACGGCGTCAAGATCGCGGACGCGGACGCGGACCGGATCAAGGTGGCGTGGCGTGACAAGAACCCCCGGATCGTGGCGTTCTGGGGCGAACTCGACCGCGCCCTGCGGACCGTGCTGCGTGACCCTTCGCAAGTCGTGAAAGTCGGGGCCTTCCTGCAAGTGGCCAAGTGGGGCGCGCATGTGATCATCGGCCTGCCCTCCAAGCGGGCGCTGGTCTACCGAGACGCGCGCATGATCCCGTCCAATGACCGCCCGGGGCAGGACGAAATCAGCTACATGGGTCTGAACCAATACACCAACAAATGGGAGCGCGTCCGGACCTACGGCGGCAAGCTGGCGGAGAACGTCACGCAAGCCGCCGCCCGCGACTGCATGGCCGAAGTGATCCTCCAAGCCGAAGACGCGATGATCGAAGTCCTGCTGACCGTCCACGACGAACTGATCACCGAAGCCCCTGACGGGGGCGGACAAGCCCAACTCGACACCCTTCTGGGCTTCATGTCCGTGCCGCCGTCATGGGCCAAGGGCTTGCCCGTAAAAGGGGCCGGGTGGCACGGGCAGCGATACCGCAAATGATTTGCATGTTTCGGTTGTTTTGTCGCTTGACAGAACTGTCAAACAAAAGCAGGGTGTTTCTGTGAACAACCACCACCCCGCCCCAGAGGAATTGAAATGAACTGGATGCAAACCCGAGACGGAAAAAAGTGGAGCCTTCTTGCGCCGCGCACGTCGGACGTGGACTTCCTTGAAATTGCCCATGCGCTGGCGAATATCCCGCGCTTTCTGGGCCACACGTCCCAACCGATCAGCGTCGCGGAGCATTGCGTCCGCGTTCACGATTGGTTGGTCCAGCGGAACCACCCGGCCCCCATCTGTCTTCTGGGGCTTCTTCATGACGCCCACGAAGCGTTCATCGGGGATATCACCACCCCTGTGAAAACCGCCCTGATCTGCCTTGCCGAAGAAAGCACGGTCGCGCGCGGCGGCGACTTGGTTCGTGGCATCCTGAAAGACTTGGCTGCCCGGCAAGACGACGTGATCTTCGCCGCCGTGGGTCTCCGGACCATGATGCGGCGTGATAAAATCGACTGGAACTTGGCCAAGGCGCTGGTGAAGGAAGCGGACAAGGCGGCGCTTCTGGCCGAGCGGGACGCCACCATGGTCAAGTCCCCCGAGCCGTGGGTTGGTTACGAAGTGGCGGACGTGGGCGGCATCAAAGTCCAGTGTTGGTCGCCCGCCGAAGCCTACTTCGAGTTTCTTTCCCGACTGGCCCCCTTCATCCATGAGGACGACGAACATGTCACTGCCGCAGAGTAACCCCGCCTGCGCATGGCTATGCGCAATCCTCGAATTGATGATATCGGAGTGTGACGAATGATCACCGACGACGTGTGGCGCGCGCTGATCATGTGGCCCGAGCCAGTGGAAATGGGAACCTACCTGACGCCCGAGGCGTGCGTGGACGCGGCAACCTACTTCGCAACGCTGGTGGACGTGCTGGTCCTGTGCTTCAAGGTCGTGGCGTCATGAGCGCGCGCAAAGCCCCCCGGCGCGTGAGCGCACGCATATCCTCCGAAGCCCTCGTCTTCCGCATGTGGAGGGAGGCCACGTCCGTGAATTGGGACTGCACCGTCGCGGACCTTGCGGCGGTGGCCAACTGCTCCCACACCTATGCGTGGAAAATCGCCAAAAAACGGGGGTGGCGCTTGCGGCCCTCTGACCCATTCCCCCACCGCTTCCGACCCCCGGCGGCGGTGGACCGACAACTTCACTCGAACCTTGAAAGGAACTGACCCATGGCCCTCATGCTCTGTTTTGCCTTCCTCTACGCCGGGACGCGCGTAATGCGGTCCGCGTTTGCGAGACGCCCTTCGTCCGTCAAGCGCCGCGTCCCGTGGAAGCTGATCGCTTGGGACACCGCCAAGTTCGCCTTGGTCTATCTGGTCGTGACGGAACTTCTAAAACTGGCGTTCTTCTACATCTGGTCCGCAGGCTGACCCCATGTTTGATATGACCCGGCCCTGCAAGACTTGCCCCTTCCGGACCGATCGGCCCGCGTTCGGGTTCCACCCCGATCGCCTTGCCGAAATCCTCACGGCGGACGCCTTTCAGTGCCACGCCACCGTGGACTATGACGCTTGGGAAGACGGGGGCGACAAGGCCGGGGCGAAGCCCCAACAGTGCGCCGGACGTATCGCCATGCTCCACCGCGAAGGGGTCGCGGACCAGATCACCCAAGTCGCCATGCGCCTCCTTGGCTATGACCCCGGCAAGATCAAAAACGACAACGTCTATCCGTCACGCGCGGCCTGCGCGGACGCCAACCAGAAGGAATGTGGACGATGAACGTAGTAGACTTATTCCCCGTGCCGCCGGTCTCCGGTCCCCCCGAACCCGAGTTGCCGACGGCGAGCCTCACCGAACACCAACGGTCCGTGCTGAAATATATTTGCCGCCAGCCCGCCATGCGCGACGGCTGGCGGCAAATGCAAGATACGGTTTTCGAGGTCATGTTGGAATACCTGCGCCCGGACCTGACCGAACTGGACCACGTCGAAAAGCGCGTCCGGCTGACCCCGGACGGGCTGATCGTGGCGAGGTATTTGCTATGACCAATCGACGTGTGCAGCATGCGCCGCGTTGCTGCACAACGTGACCTAGCCGGACAAAAATGCAGCATCGCGGCGCGCTTTTGTCGGCCTACAACAACAAAGCCCCCACGTCCGGGGGCTTTTTTCTTTGCTATGCTGTGTAGGTTTTGGCGTCTTTGGCGGTTTAGCGTTCCCTTCGTTGGGGGGTGAACGTCGCGGCGCGGCCCCACCTTTCGCCATCTAAGTGTCTGATTTTGCTCAAAGAACTACGATCACGCTTTTCGTTTTTGTCGGTTGGTGTGCTGCATCGCGGCACAGGCTCCGGACGTGGCCTTCTCCCACGCCCAGAGTATGCCGTCAACGTGGGGCGTCTACGAACGCATCTGCGAAGCCCGCCGCCGCCGAACCGGAGTTGCCCGAGACCAACGCCAGATAGCGCGCGCCGCTGGTGATCGGACCTGATCCCGGCACGGCGGACGCCGCCACCGTGATCAGCGGCCCGGCCAGAAGACGGTAAGCCGACTTGAGCGCGGTGTGTTCCGCGCCCGTCGTGTTCGGGCTGTTCCGCAGGCCGATGCCCGGGCCGTTGTCCCACAGTTCCGCCGCAGGCAGACCTTTGATGATGTTCTGGATATTGGACGCGACATAGGTAAGTCCCGCGCCCGACGGCAGAGCGGTCAAGTCCCGCTCATAACGAAGTCCAGTCAAGCTGTTCAGCAAGATATCCGCCGGGCCGAACACGCCGGTCCGGGATAAGCCAAGCCCCATCAACCACCCTGCGAGGTCGCCTTCTTCTTCCTTTTCATCGAACCGCTCCCGGTTGAAGATCAGTTCCCGGACGTAGGACACAAGGGTCTGCGCCACGAACGATATGGCGAAACCGCCAATCAGGTGAGGCGCGGTGTTCAGCAAGGCGTCCGCCGTGGCCTGCACCCGACCGGCCCCGTGCTTGCGCGAAAGGTCATAGGTCCGGATGCCCCGGTTCACGGTGGCGATGTGGATATTCCGCATGAACGTGTAGAGGAACGACGTCAGGGAATACGCCACCCGTCCCCATGCCGTGGCGGACAAGAGAGGCTTGTCCGCGCGCCGGGGGTTCTGGATGGTCTGGTCCACGAAACGGGCGATCACGTCCGCATAGAGAGCGCCCGCCGGGGTGTCCAAGTCCGCCGGGGAAGGGATGCCCTTGCGGCCACCCATCCACGTCGTGAAGGCTGCCATTTGGTCGTCCGAGACGCCGAGGTCGCGCATGTAGTCCGAGAGGATATCCTTCTTCTTGTCGCTGACGTTCGGGTCGTTGATCCGCCGTGACAGGTCTTGCAACCAATACGTCCCCCCGGCCAGCGCCGCGCGGCGCTGCGCGTTGGTGAGTTGGGTCAGGAAGTTGGCCCGGAAGAACCGCGCCAGCAGGACGTTCCCGGCCACGACGGAACCGAAGTCCCCGGACAGACGGTTCAAGAGGCCAATGTCGTGCAGCGGGGAAGAAACCACGCCCACCATTTCCGCGATCAAAGCCAGTTCTTGGGTGGACTTCGCCGCGCGCCGAGCCTCCATCATGTAGCGCCCGAACATTTTGGCGCTGTTCTTCACGTCCCCGGTCTTCATGAAGAAAGCCGCCGGTTCCGCGAACGACGTCCACGCCGCGCGCGGCAGGAGGGCCAGATAGGTGAACGTGTGTAAAGCGTTGGCCACCTTCTCCGCCACAACATGGCGGCCACGTCCGCCACGCCCCGTGACGTCCTCGATAAACGCCCGGAAGCGGTCAACGTCCCGGCCATCGGCCCCGGCGCGGACGGCTTCTGCGAACGCCATTTCCTTGAGGTTGTCGGTCCGGGGGTTGGCCAAGTCCCGGAGAATGGCCAGACGCCCCCCGATCGTGTCGGGGTTGTAGCGTCCCGGGTTCGAGAGGATTGCGTCCTTCACGGCGCTGCGCCGGAGGATACCCTCCAGACGGTCCACGCCGTTGGTCTGCCCGAAACGCTCCACATAGGCGGCGCGCGACGTGACGTTGTGAATGTAGGTCAGCGCGCCCATGATAGTGTCCGTGTCGTAGAAATCCGCCATGATCGTGTCGGCTTCTGGCGGCAGGCTCCGGACTTTCACAAAGCTGGTGTCCGGGCCGAGGCTGTCGAACGACGTGGCGGAGCCGATCGTGACCCGCTCTTTCCAGTCCGTCGCTGCGTTGTGCGCGTAGGGTTCGCGGACGGCGTCCGCCAGCGCGTTACGCGCATCCGCGATCAGGACCGGGTCGCCGTTCTTCACGGCTTTGGCGAGGGCTTTCACTTCCCGGGCCAGTGGACGTTTGGCAGGCGGCGAGAGAGGCGCTGCCCGCGCGCCAATGCCCCGCGCCATGGTGGCCAGTTCCGGGTTCGACATGCTGTCCACGAAGCCGTCGAAGACAAGCCGGTAGAGTTCGGTCGCTTGGGCGACAAACTTCTCACCCTGTTCGTGGACGCGGCTTGGAACCATGACGCGCGGCAAATAACCCGTGTTCTCCACGAAGCCGATCTGGAGGCCCGCGTCCACGGCGGTGCGGTAGGCTGCCGTCATTTCCCGGCGCAGGGATGCCGCCACGGTCTTGAGCGCGGCGGTGGCCCCGGGAACGGACGTCTCCCCAAGCATCAACCGACGCAGGATCAGGTTGCGGCTGTCCGAGAGGCCGCGTCCGATATTGTTGAGGCTCATGCGTGCGCCGACCCCGGTTTCCTTCAAGTCAGGACGCAAGCCCACAGACTTGAGGACGTTCATCAGACGCGACGCCGCCGCCGAAGACCCACGGTCGCGGGCTTCCTCGAACGTGACGCCCTGCCCGCTCTTGGCGGTGCCGGGGTCGGTCATGATCCGGTTCATTATGAGGTCCACGAAGGGCTGCGCGTTTTTCGGCTGGCGCGCCATGATCGGCTTCAAGAAGCCCCGGGCCGAATAGAAGAACGTGCGTGCCGCGTCCGCCGTGGCGCGCTGCGCCCGACGGACGTATTCCCGGGCGGTCTCGTTGGTTTCGGTCGTGATACCGGCGTTCATGGCCAGCGCGGACGTGGACGCACGCAAAGCCATCTTCGGGCTGGAGAACAACGTCTGGAGGGCGCTACCGAAACGGCGCATTTCTTGGGCCATCGCCCGCAGAAAAGTCGGGTCGCTGGATTGTGCTGCCCGGCGCGCGAGTTCTGTCGGGTTGAAAATGTCCACGTCTGCGGGCCGTTCGGCGGCGGGGTCCACGCCAAAGAAAGCCTGCGCTCCGATCTGGTCGAACAAGTCCGCCATGGCTGCGAAAATCCGCATGCGTTCTTCGGCCTTGGGGTAGGTCATGGCGAGACGTCGATCGGCGTCCGAGAGATAGGCGTTGTCACCCTTGGCGATAAACTCGACGGTGCCGCCAAGCGCCTCCACGACGTGGGCGATGTAAGCCTCAAAAGCCCGGGCCATCATTTCGTGAACAGAACCGTAATACCCTGCCGCGCTTGGGGAATAGTTCGTGCTGTCCCGGCGGTAGGCCGACGGTTCGATCTGTAGACGGCTGGTCCCTTCGGCCAGCTTTTCCAGCTGCGCGAGGGCGTCGGTCGCCACCTTCGTCGGCACGCCTTGCGCGTCCACGCTTTGCGCTTGGCGCTCAAGGTTCATCATGCGAAGGGCAAGGCCCGCTTCGTCGTAGAACATGTTATGGATCAGGCGGATCATGGCCCCCTGCACGCTGTCCGAGGGGTCCAGTCCGTCCGTCCGGGCGATTTGGGTCAGGAGGTCTTTGGCCGCGCCGGGGGTAAGCAAGTCCCCCAGATAGTGGTCAAGCGCGTGCGCCCATTCGTGGGCGAAAGAGTTCGACCGTCCGGGCATGGCGATGGTCCGTGTAGACGGGGAGTAAGAACCGAGATAGCGCCCGAGGAAACGCTCAAGACGCAAGGTCAGGGTGCCGTTCAAAGACAGGGCGTTCGCCGGGAGTTGCAGGGCGTGCAGCATGAACTGGACGTTGCGGTAGGCGTCAAGAAGCTGGTCCACGACGTCGAGACCCCGGAGACTTTCACGTCCCCCGGCGCGTTCGATCCGAAGGCCGAAGCGGTCGAGCATCAGCTTGGACAGGATTTCAATTTGGCGGGCCACCGGGAGAAGTCGTCCTTCGTCCGGGGACATGCCCGCGTCCCGGAAGGCTTGTTCGTAGATCGAACCACCTTGGCTGAACGAAACGTCTTCCATGCCGGGGGTGAGGGTGCCGCTCCCCGATCTGGAGTTGTTGTCCTGCACGTCCGTGTCCACGTCCGTATCCACGTCCGTCTCGGTTTCCACGTCCGTCTCGGTTTCCACGTCCGTCTCGACTTCCGCGTCCGTGTCGTCCTCGAAGTTCGCTTGTGTGGCGTCGCTGAACCGAGCGGAGCGGCCCACAGAAGCCTGTGCTTGCCGGGGTTGTTGCGCCGGGGACATGCCGGTGCGGCCCTTGGCCATGTTCTTGCGCCACGTCCCGAAAGCGTCGGTTTCTTTGCCGTCAACATCTTGGCCCCGGAACAGGGGGATTTGGAACCGGGTCTTGGACGAACCTGTTTCCAGCTGGTAGTCCAGCTTCGGCATGCCGTCCTTCGGCTTGAGCCGCTGGCGCAGGCTGTCCGCGAGGGACTGCACCGCGTCCATATCGCGCTCAAACCGAGCGGCCACGTCCGCAGGCTTGAGGCTGTCGCCTTGGTTCTGGACGCGGAGGTCTTCGACCAGTGCATCCATTTCAGCCTGCGCGGCAGCCAGCGGGGAGCCTGCCTTCGCGCCGTAGCGTTGGGCTTCGGACTTTTGGTTGGACATGGCCAGTGCGGTGGCCGCAGGCGTGGGGTCCGGCGTAGGCGCAGGGGCCGCTGCGACGGGCGCGGCCACTTCGGGTTCCGGCGTGACCGGGGCGGCTACCACAGGTTCCACTTGCCGCGTTCCCGGATATTGGTTGTAGAAAGCATTTATAGCTTGGCGCTTTGTCACCTCTATGTCCGTGCCGTCCTTGTGCTGGATGGCGACGCCCTGAAAGCCGTCGCGGTCGGAATTGTCACGCGCGGCACCCACCGCATAGACAAGATTGACCTCGCCTTGGCCAAGATCGGACCGCCTTAGCACGATCTGGGGCTTTTTGCTTTTTGGAGAAGGGATATCAATGTCGGCATTGGCATTGCGGAACTCGAACGACGGAAGCACGCTTGCCTCGTCAATCCATGACACATCGCCGTAGCCTTCGGCGCGAAGGCCGTCCCGCGTCCCAAATACAACGTAGCCCGTTGGTTCGGGAGCGTCCGGGGTGGCCGCGACGGGCGCGGCGGGGGTCACAGTAGCGGCAGGCGTGGCTTCCACGTCCGGGGCCACAGGAGCGACCGGCGCGGGGGTCACGTCCACCGGCGGGGCCGTCTCCACGTCGGGAGCGATCGGCGCGACAGGAGCGACCGGCGCAACGGGAGCGACCGGCGCAACGGGAGCGGCTGCCGGTGTGCCATTTGGCACGTCCGGCGCGGGGGTCACGTCCACCGGCGGGGCCGTCTCCACGTCGGGAGCGATCGGCGCGACAGGAGCGACCGGCGCAACGGGAGCGACCGGCGCAACGGGAGCGGCTGCCGGTGTGCCATTTGGCACGTCCGGGGCGGGGGGTGTGCCACTTGGCAGGAACGGGACGATCGGCGG